TTCTACAGGCTCTCTGGGGGCAGTTGGATCTGCCCTCTCCAACCCGTGCCCAATACGCCATTGCAGATTACCTGCAGCACGGACCAAAGCGACTACAGATCCAAGCGTTCCGGGGTGTTGGTAAGTCCTGGATCACGGGAGCCTTTGTGTTGTGGACCCTGTTCAACAACCCAGAAAAGAAGATCATGATTATCTCCGCTTCCAAAGAGCGTGCAGACAACATGTCGATCTTCCTGCAGAAGTTGATCATCGAGACCCCGTGGCTGGTTCACTTGCGCCCTAAAAGTGACGACGCCCGGTGGTCGCGTATCTCTTTTGATGTGAACTGCTCTCCGTCCCAGGCACCGTCCGTTAAATCAGTCGGTATTACGGGTCAGCTCACGGGTTCTCGTGCTGACCTGATGATTCTTGATGACGTGGAGGTGCCTGGTAACTCCATGACGGAGATGATGCGAGAAAAGCTTCTGCAACTGTGTACGGAGGCCGAGTCGATCCTGACACCAAAGGAAGACTCCCGCATCATGTACCTTGGTACGCCTCAGACCACCTTTACCATTTACCGCAAGCTGGCTGAACGGAACTACCGTCCGTTTGTGTGGCCTGCTCGATACCCACGCAAGCTGTCCCAATACGAAGGATTGATAGCCCCTCAACTCCAAGAGGACATCGATCAAGGTGCCGAAGCGTGGGGTATTACGGATCCAGACCGCTTCAGCCATGAAGACCTGCTGGAACGGGAAGCCGCTATGGGTCGGAGCAACTTCATGCTCCAGTTCATGCTTGATACGAGTCTTAGTGATGCAGAAAAGTTCCCACTTAAGTTCCAAGACCTCATCGTTACCGCTGTTAACCCGACTCAAGCGCCGGATTCTGCTGTGTGGTGCAGTGATCCTCGTAATGTTCTCAAGGATCTGCCTACGGTTGGCTTACCGGGTGATTATTTCTACTCCCCGATGCAGCTTCAGGGAGAGTGGAGTGCGTACGATGAAACGATATGCAGCGTTGACCCGTCAGGTCGAGGCACAGACGAAACAGCTGCCACCTACATAAGCCAAAAGAACGGCTTCCTGTACGTCCACGAGATCCGTGCGTACAGAGACGGCTACTCCGACACCACCCTGTTGGACATCCTGAGGGGCTGTAAGAAGTACAACGTCACCAAGCTTGTCATCGAGACCAACTTTGGTGACGGCATCGTTGCTGAGCTGTTCAAGAAACACCTTCAACAGACCAAGCAAGCCATTGGTGTCGAAGAAGTCAGGGCTACCGTCCGTAAAGAGGAGCGGATCATCGACGCCCTAGAACCCATCATGAACCAACACCGCCTCATCGTTGATCGTGGTGTCGTGGAGTGGGATTATGCCTCTAATAAAGACGAAGCTCCAGAGAAACGACTCCTGTACATGCTGTTCTACCAGATGAGTCGGATGTGCCGGGAGAAGTACGCCATCAAACACGATGACCGTCTTGACTCCCTTGCTCAAGGCGTGAAGTACTTCACTGACGCCATGGGCATCTCAGCGATGGAGGTGGTCAAACAACGGAAGATGGAGGAGTGGAGCGACATGCTCCAGGGGTTTATCGACGACCCCCAATGCGAGACCAACCACATCGTTCTTGGGATGTCTCTAGACCAAAAAAGACAAGCCAGAGGCAATTCCAAAAGTTCAGTCCCCACCTGGGTTTAAGACCGATCAGGGGTGTATACAGGAGGGATGGAAGGGTGGACCGGAACTCCTGTACGGGGGAAGACAAGTCAAATAAAGACAATCTTCCCCTTTTATTATGTCCCTGGGAATGGACATCTAAAAAGTACCACCTTTAACTCACTCCCTTCAAGAACTTAATTCCGGATATACCGGATGTCCTGGAAGGGACATCACTTATATCACTAATTAGACAGTATGTCTGCTAACCACCAAGTAGAACCATTGCTTCACTTTGTTCAGCTTATCCACATCACCCCTGATGCAGAAGAACTTATTGCCTATATGGCAAGAGTATCTAATCCATCTAATCAAACCAACACTAAGACAAGTGCTAGGTTAATTAGATACCTTATTGAACACAAACACTGGTCTCCATTTGAAATGGTGAACATGTGTGTTCAAATAGAAACTACTCGGTCTATAGCAGCTCAAATCCTTCGGCATCGGAGTTTCTCCTTTCAGGAGTTCTCCCAACGGTACGCACGAGTAGAAGAAATTCCCCGTAGTCCTTCCCTTCGGCGTCAAGATCAAAAGAACCGTCAGAACAGTATTGATGATCTAGATGAAGTAATTAAGACTAACCTTGATTACGAAATTACCAAGCACTTTGCAGCCGGTGTCCGTCTGTATCAACAGATGTTGGATTATGGAGTGGCTAAGGAGTGTGCAAGAGACGTGCTTCCCCTGGCAGCTCCAACCAAGCTGTACATGAATGGAACGATTCGGTCTTGGTTGCATTACTGCGACCTTCGTACCTCCAACGGTACTCAAAAGGAACATGCAGTGATTGCTGGTCAAGTTCAAGACCTGCTGTATCAACACCTTCCTAATGTTTGTGAGGCTATGTGGGAAAAGAACTTAAGTTGAATGAGTTCCACACACTGTATGTGACGTGGAAACAAGGCATCCCTTGGTTTGATCACCTGCTGCTTGGTCTGCTGGTCTGGATTGAGCGGTGGGTGATAGATAATCGGATAAAAACCGATTTAGACACCGCTATTGAACAGTTTCATGCTGAAGTCAAGAAGGTTGAGCCTGATTATGTGACTCCTATTTACACAGAAACGCTCTCAGAGGGCTCTACAAGCCTCCCTGAGATGCGTTTAACTGCTCCTTGGTACACTGGCTCCTAAATGTAATTTAAGGGGCCTTCCTGGGGCTTATAGATGGGTCTCAAGAATGAACGCCATCAGGTTGCTAATGCTTCGTCCTTCTTCGGTGCTTTTACTGACAAGTTGTTGGTAGGTTGACCACGACAATGTGGCGGTGACACGGACTGGTTTGCGTGTCGCAATTGTTGAAAGAGCTTGCAGGTTGGCCTGGGCTCGTAAGACTTGGGTCATCAGCTCAATCCTTGGTTGAGTTGGTCACGGGGTCGGTGTTGCAAGCACGCGGCCCCACCTCAATAACGTATCACAGTGATGTGAGTTGGTCTCAGGGTGCAGCAGATCTGGCTCACTTTGCGGCAAAAATTTCTGAAGGCATATAAGCGGTGTAACAGGGCCGCAAATCCCCCCTATGGGGTGGCCTGAACGTGCCACTAGATCAATAATCTAGTCACCACAAGGCCCTAAAACGCTAGATGTAGCGTGATTCTGGGGCTGATGACACTAGATCTACCACGGAAACCATAGGCCAGCACTGGGCTAGTACAAATATTCTAGGCTCGATCTGTAGCGGCTCCCTGTTGTGTGACAGTTGGACAGGCTGCACAAGATGATTGACACCTGTCCACATCCGCAGCATATTGCCCACAGATCGCAGCAGCGGTCAGCACATCGACAGCAGAATATGGGCAAGCGGGCAGCCTCCGATGGTGAGAGGCTGAGGCGGACCGGGGCGCCGGTTACAAACAAACGCGCAACCTAGCCCGTTGCACCCGAGCCCACACCCACACACAACCTGTCCACTGCGCTAGACTTTCCACATCCACACAATCCACAAGGACGCACCCCCATGAACTATTTAGATCAACTCAACCTTGCTAAATGTGCACAAGGTCGCTTCCGTGAAACTCTTTTAAATGCATGTGATCCCAACATCAGCAATGCTGCTGTGGTTGAGAGAGCATGGAGAGAGGGTCAAACTGTCCACATGTGGACTAACATGGCCGCCCAAATGTTCAGCATCTACCGCAACATCTAACCATGAACAAATCACAAGCCGTTGCAGAGTTTCGGGAATGTATCGGCAGCATGTATCGCGGCGACAAGATCGCACAACGTGAGGCATGGCTGAACTTTGTTGACACATTGTGTGATGACAAGCTGATCACACAGAAACAGCGTGACACCTGGTCTAATCCTGTTTAACCTGTCCACTTACCCAACCTGTCCACCATGGCACAATCAAAAGGCTTCATTATTGACCGTGGCCTATCACCAATTGATGGCCAACCTTACGTTGCAATTTTGACTCTTGAAAGTAGCAACAGAAAGACAGGCAATATGGCGCAAGTGTGGATCCTGCGGGAAGATATTAATCCGGTGGAAGCTGTCAAGACTGGCAAGGATGTCACGATCTGCGGCAACTGTCCACATCGCAAACAAGCTGACGGCACAAGGTCGTGTTATGTAAACGTAGGCCAAGGGCCTAATAGCATCTGGAAGGCTTACAAACGGGGAGCATATCGTAAGCGTTGGAGTTATTATGAACTGTCGTTAATTCTCAAGGCTAAGCGTATCCGTTGGGGAGCATATGGCGACCCCAGCATCATTAACCCTGATGTTGTAGTTAGGCTAAATAAGTTTGCACAAGGCCACACGGGTTACACTCACCAGTGGCGCAGTGAGTTTGCATTACCTTTTGTCGGCATCTTTCAGGCATCTTGTGATGGCTTCAATGATTATTTGAAAGCCTCAGATATGGGCTGGAAAACTTTTACTGTTGTCTCAAAAGTTGCAACCCCAACTTATGCGAAACAGTGTCCGGCCACAGTGCAGCAAAGTGCAGCACAATGCATCACATGCAAACTATGTGACGGTGCCAGGGCTGATGTGTTTGTTCATGCTCACGGCACAGGCTCAAAGTATGTAACTGCGGCCTAACCTGTCCACATCAACACAATGCACTTAAGTACAAATGACTTACGCTGTTTATTTCAAACACAACAACGTTACTCAAGTTCGCTACTCCCATCTCACTGAACAGGAGGCAATTGATGAAGTTGAAAGTGCTAATGATTGGCTACGTGATACAGGCAGACCACAAGTCTTTTGGTATGAAGAGCATCATCCTGATTGCACTTTTGTTTACGGGTAACACACTTAACCACACAATTTATTGAGGCATTATGTACTACGCAATCGTCAAATTCTCTCTTGAAGGCAACGAAATCCTCGACGGATACGATGACTACGAAGCGGCAGAATGTGTGATTGATGATTACTGCGACAAATACCCACATTCAATCGTGGACATAGTACCCATCCACAAATAACACTAACAACTAACTCCGGCCACAAACCGGAGTTTTTTAGTGCCCAAACCTTTCACAATCATCACAAGGACGCACTCCAAATGTTCTCTCAGAACACTGCTTACGAACTGGTCAACAATCTAGCTGGTTGTTGCAACTATTGGCAAGGATTGTTTGAACGTGGTGCTCACCGAGTGCTCACAACAATTGACCCTTGGCATGAACGCAGGGCCGCACTTCAAGATTACTTGCAGTACATCTCCTACATCGATGAGGACTCTTACGAATGAACACAAGAACGTACCAAGTTTGGTATGGCCCCGGGCTTAATACCTACTCAACTGCTAACGGTTACTTTGAAGCTAGTTCTTATGAATCAGCTTGGGTAATTGCTGAAGCAAACAAACAGCCAAATGAGGTTGTTCAAGATGTACATCTTGCCAGCACATTTATTGTCGAATGAAATACAACCACCAACAACTCAAGGACTTAGAAGATCAATTCCTCAAGGACTTCCACCGTGGCCTTCTCACAAGGACACAACTGCTCAACATCATCCACCGTCTTGATCGTATTTCTCACCACCTATGACCGAACAAAAAAGCGAGCGTTGGCTTCTTCTCAACGCGATTGAATGTTGGTTGTATTACTTTCCCCAACATCAATGGGCAGCGCAGTACAAAGGACTCAGGGATGTGCTGCAGCAAGCAGTCGCAAACGAAACGGAGACTAAGGAAGAAGAACCGATAAAGGAAGAAATCCAGAAGCCTCAAGGCCGCAGGACTGCTGCCAAGGCTACAAATAAAAACACATGAAAGGTAATTGTATGACTTTTGCGTCGGCACCAAAAGTGTATGAAATTACCTTGCGTTCTGGTACTAGATACATCCTAGCGCCCAGCTCAGAAGATGCAGCGTGGTCTGCTCTTGAGCTGTCCCAAGAACACAACGACCAGCTCATAAATGTGAAGCTTAGAGATGAATGGTAAGCGGTACTATCCCAACAATTGGGACTCATATTACGAAGCACCTGACGACATGTTTGAGCCTCACACGTTTGAGGAGTTAATGACATGGAAGGTAGCCAATTGGGAGCTGCCGTCTAGTGTCTGCTGCATCATTCGTGTGAGTGATTGCAAGACTGGAGCGATTAAAGAACACGTTTATCAGCGTCATTCAGCGGCTGAAAACAAGGTCGCAGAACTGATGCGAACCCCTGGTATTGAGTTCACTGTATGTGACCACGAACGAATCCACCACCTCACCATGAGAATTTCCGATGAGTGAAACCACCTTTGAACGCCGGTTGCAGCAACTGATCACGGACGTTATGCAACATCCGAATAGTGAAGAACTCCTAAAACTAGCCCAGGAGCAGCTTGTAGATGATACATTTGTACTTGTAGCAAAGGACGCATGACGCTTGTATGCCTTGGCCCGTTGTACGTGGGCATTGATCAGGATTCCTTTTGGGATGTGTGGCGAGATCCCGCTGCACACCTTGTCCACTTGGGTAGGTTGCGTCTAGAATGGGACTGTCGTCCTCGATACGATGGATCCACTCAAAAGACAGCTCACCAATCCGCAGATCGAGCGACTGCTCAAGGTCATCGAAGCCATTCGTGTCCTTGATCGAGAGATGCCAGCTCAAGTGGTAGCCACTTTCTTGTACGTGGCTTCCCACAATGAGTGTCACAAACCGGCGATGGAGCAAGACCTGAACTTCACCACCAGCAGTGGCAGCCGCAACACGGACTGGCTCTCCCGTTTCCACAGGCTTCGCAAGCCTGGCCTCAACCTGATCACCAAGGAGGAAGATCCCACCAACAGACGCCGAACGATTCTCAAACTGACCCCGAAAGGGGAGCAGCTTGTTCACCACATCACCCAATTGCTGTATGGCGACAAGACTTGAGAAATTAATGGAGCGCAAGCCTGAAAAGTCCACCATCAAGACCTTTCAGCACGCGTTTCAATTTGCTCTTTCAACCCATGACAAGTGGTCTCTCAATCGAGAGAAGAACAGTCAAGG